TGGTAAATAAAATAACATTTGATCAAACTCAGTTTCATACTCTGGCATTTGATCCATCAATTGATAATTCATAAATTCTTTTACTCGTTCTGCTTGAGTAGATTTTTCAGGTGATGGTGCTCCAACAGTTTGAGTTCTTACAGGTCCTTGAGCCGGGAGCAATTCTTTGTAAGCCAAAGATTGGAATTGCGTGACTGCTTCTGCTAGAACAGGATGGGTTGCACCAGATGCACCTTGGAAAGGTTCTGTTTTTTGTTCGTACTTAAATCCTAAAAGATCTAAACCTTTTATGTAAGCTTGTTCCCAATCTTGTCTTGAAGATTTATAGTCTGAATAGTTTTGATGTAATTCTGAACCAAGAGGCATCAATATTTCCTCTGGTAATAACTCAGCTAGATTGTCGTAGTGTCCTTCTGTTTGAGCCTGGTTGAAGGCTCCTGGTTCAAAATTAATTTCTACACCACCATCTTCCATGGGTGTAATTTCAGTTTCACCTTGATCAGGTAATTCTTCTCTTAATTCAATATTCTCTTCGGCCGCTGTTTCAGGACCTTCAATTTCAATTTCTTTTCTAACTTCGTTTGGAAGTGCTTTGTCGATTTCTGCCATTAATTTTCTCCAGTTTTACATCTTTAACAGTATTATACTCAATATTCAAGCCCTGTGATAATGGCCCTGACTTTGGTGGTACAGTTGTTGTAAGTCTTTTATACTTACTTGGGTGTTTAAATACAAATGTCATTTACCAATAATAAGTTCGTTTTTTTCTTGGAAGCTCCTCATCTTTATAGTCTTCTGGGTGAATAATCAAGCCCCCTTGTCTAAATCGCATTAAAGCTTGTGTAGTGCTATCTACTAAGTCATCATGATCTCCATATGGAAATGATGCACACTCTTCAATTACTTCTTGAGCAAACTCTCTATCTTTAGGAGCCCAAACCATTCCGGACTCAAACAGTGGGGCTACAGAATTTACACGGCTGTGTTTGTCGTTACCTTTAGAGGGAGTATAATTAACGACGGGTATCCCCATCTGTCTGAGTTCGTATGTCAATGGAAGACCAGAAGCTTTTGCTTCAACTAAAACTGTTTCAGGTTGCCAGTAATCATATTGTTCTTTTGCAAGTCTTCTTAGATCAGGAAACTCTAAACGTTCTTTGTGAGCATCCAATAAAATTATATGTTGAGGATCACCTTCATTCTCTGCAAAAATTCCCCAAGTGGTAATAGCAGAATAGTCGGCAGTTTCTTTTTTTAAAAATGCAGTATCATAACTTTGAATAACATGAAGCAATGGAGGTAAATAATCTTTATCCCAATTTTGCCACCACTCACGTTTTAGTAATGCACCTTCTTCTGCAGTTGGGTTTTGCATATACTGTGCATTCCATTTTGCAATACCAGCAGATGCTTTTACTTTTTCTAATTCTTCTAACTTCCAATATTCTGGCCATACAGGTTTATTGTTTGGCATGATTGCAGGAAACTCAATCACTTCCCATTGATCTGCTTTCTCTTCTTTTGCTCCAGCGTTTACAAGTTGTGCTGTTAAATCTTTTGTTGACCATCTTGTCATTACAACCACAATTGCTCCACCTGGTTGAAGACGTTGTCTTGGTCCTGATGTATACCATTCATATGCATTATCAAATGCAGTAGGTGAGTTTACATCTTGCTCNGAGTGTGGGTCATCAATAATCAATAAATCCGCACCACGACCTGTTACAGCACCCGATACACCAACTGCAAAATACTCACCACCACCATTTGTTTCCCAACGTCCTGCAGCTTTTGAATCTTCTCTGAGTCTTGTTTTAAATAAGTCTTGATATTCTTGTGAGTCAATTAATGTTTTAGCTTTTCTACCAAAACGAATTGCAAGTTCTGCTGTGTGAGTTGCTTGAATAATTTTTAAATTAGGTCTGTTACCAATCATCCAAGCGGGTAAAAAATAAGATGCAAATTCAGATTTAGTATGCCTTGGTGGCATATTGATAATGAGTCTCTTACATTCTCCAGTTAAAATTCTATTAAATGCATTTGCTATTTCTGTATGATGTCTACCTTCAACAAATTCAGGCCAAGTATATTTTACAAAAGATAAAAAATCGGTTCTGTATTTTTTTTGTGTAGTTTTTTTGACCCGAGTTAAAATATCTAATTTTAATTGTCTTCTAACTTTCGGATCTGCAATTTTATTAATTTGTTCTAAACTAAGCATAATATTTAATTATGGTACCAAAAAGTATTTAGCAGGAATCTATCTCTAAATCAAACACTATAGTACACATTTAGGATCCCTATATTTTGATTTGTACCCCTCCCCCCTTTTAAAAAGTTCGATTTTTGGATTCGGTCTGGTACCTCTATTAATTGTGGGTGGGACCCGCCCACATGCTCTTACCTCGGTGCGACATCTTGTCGCACCCTGCACTACTAGGGTGCGACGTTATGACATATTGACTAGTCCATACAATCCCTGCAGTAGCCCTGCTTCCAAGACCACCAACTAGGTTGAATGACTTGACTACACCCACGGCAAGTGTTCATAGTCTCGCAATATTCATGTGCCTTGTGCCTTGCTTCTTTTTTAGTAAGACCACGGCTCACGAATTCTTTTGTCTTCTCTTCGACCAAGCGTCCCATTTTGCTCTTTCATTTTGTTCATTAATAGCTTCAATAGTAGCAATGCAACCTAGTATTCCAAGCATTACAATGCCAAATAAACCAAGGCCAAAGGCAATTAGATAACCACTCATTAAGCAACCTCGGGGAATGGTAGTTCTAATTGATTGTAATTAAAGTTTTCATCTTTTTTAATTACAGTCGGTTCACTCAATGTAGAATAAGCTACGTTTAATAAATGGAATGTAGTATTCTCATTTGTGTTTTTTAGTTCACAAACTTTTTTAACAGCTTGCGCCGTCTCAAGATCATAAACCTCATTGTCTTCAATGCTTACACTTGGTGAAACATTGTTTCCATAGTTAGTGTGCTTTATTACGATATATGCCATTTTATTTTCCTTTCGTTGTTATGGGACATTATTAACATAATATCCCATAACTTGTCAAGTGGTTAGTTTTCTTTTTTTATAGAAGGCAAAGCGGTCAATTCAGTATTCCAACTTAACCCAATCTTTTTACTTACTTTATCCAAAGCAATAGCAAGACTGTCTGGTGTTCCTGCTTCCATAACAGTATCTAATGCTTTTTGTTTCAAGTCTTTTAATTGTTTTAATCTTGCGCCCTCGGGTCTTCGTTCTATTTCTTTATTGGCAAGATTAGAAGCCCACTTTCTTAACTGCTCTTCACAATCTGAAAGTGATATTTTATCATCCCTCCAACTGCTTCGGCTTTCATCAGAAAATTTATAATTTAAATTTTCTTTTTCTTCATCTGACTTTGCTTTAGATTGAAAGAATGTTTTGGCCGTTGCCCTAGCGTCTTCTAGCATTTTTTCAGCTTTTCTAAATTGAGAGATAATTTTATCAGCTCCCATTTTTTTAGATAGCTTTGCAACTGCGCTGTCCGTCGCTTTGGTTTTAAACTGTCTGACCAATAATTCTTGATCGTCAATTAGTGGATCAAACTGTCTTCTTACTTTTTCTTTGAAGTGATCTAATTGATACTTCGTCATTGCTTTTGTCATAACTTTATCCTCCGTTGTTAAGTTATGAGCTCACTATAAACTACTTGCAGTACTGCAACTATTTGACAAATTGTCGCAGTTTTATTTTTTTTATATGGGTGGGCCCCGCCCACACGCTCTTATCTAGGTGCGACACTTTGCGCATTGATCCATAAATTGATTATGTTATTGTGAGATTAACCACGTACTACGTTAAGTTAAACTACCTCTAGCTACCTGGTGAGGCTCGTTTCGGATAGTTTCCGCCTCGGTAAATAATTGCCAACTATCCACTAAGAGAGGGTGAACGGTTTTCTCTTGATCACTGAAAGCTAATGACTTCACCCTCACTTGGATGCCAAGGACTAACAACGAGCGTAGCCTAGGCTAGGATGAGGGGCTATCGATTGTTCTCTCCTAGTGTTAGTCCCTGGGATCAAGGTCCAGTCCAGTAGGGCAAAAAGTACGAGATGCCTTTCATGGTGGTACTCTGGATATTGATCAAGTTGTGACTGGTCCGTTGGAAAATGATATACGGAAACCAAGATGTAGCCACGAGGTCGCAAAGCCTCCAGGAACCAGACTTGGGCGCAACTAAGGTGATACAGCAATCCTGTTGTCGCGAGAGTGACAGCTAAAATACTAGAACGATGGCGCGAAGAGACTAAAGGCTCACGCGCCATTTTTTTTATTTTATTTTTTTATGGGTGGGACCCGCCCACAAGCTCTACCCTGCGACAATTTGTCACATTGACACAACATATAGTATGCGACAATTTGGCCAATGTCCGCGGCTCATGGATCATGTTAATTCTTAACCATGAATAAAAAACAATTAAAAGAATATACTGGCTCATTTAGTAAACCTTCAAAAATGCCTGGTTATTCTTACGGCTTGCCCGCGTGGGAATGCCAAACGGGCGGCAAATTATCAAAAATAAAAGGTACAGTTTGCTATGATTGCTATGCTAAAAAAGGTTTTTATGCGATGTATAAAACAGTCAAGGCTGCGCAATATAAAAGGTTCAAGGCAATTGATCGACCTAAATGGGTTTATATGATGGCCTCACAA